GAAGCCGTAGAGGTTAAAACGGAACCGCATTCCGGTCACAAGACCGTTCTGGATTACGCTTTCCCACATGGGCATCGGCGATAGATAGCTCGTCACGCTTGCAGACGCTTGAAGCTGGTAGGCGATCGCGGGATCGACAATAGCTGTCAAGTTGGTCAGAGGAACTTGTGCCTTGGTCAGAGCATAAAGTGACTTTGCAAAGTCGCGGAGAGCAATGGTCTGCGCGCCAGCTGTGCCAGCAACGGTCGGGAATGTTCCCGAACCTGTGCCAACCCAACGGTGGTCTGCAGCGTTAATGGTATTAGGATTGCTAGCGGTTTGGCCTGCACTCGCTCTCGAAAGAATGCGAGTCTCAACGGCTTCCATTAGGGCCCTATGCTGACGTGGAATAAATGCAGCGATAACATCGGATGCATAATAACTGTCGCGCTTGAATTTTGCAGAGATGGAGTTTGCAGAATACTTGTACTGGTCGAAAGAGAATACGAAGTTACCCGTATCCATCTTGTTGTACTTGATTGCTTGTCCTTCAGCGAAGTCGGCTGTTTCAGCCTCTCCGATGCTCGGGATATTCAGTGTAGTGCCGTCTGGGAAATCCGTTAAGGTGCGAACAAACCGTGTGGCCATCAAATCATCCAATAGAAGTTGTTTCAGCTGGCGTGACCAGAGATTACTTCTAATGAGATGTTCGTTGGTAGCAACTGTAAAGCCGCTTGCCATTGGTTATTCTCCTTAATGAAGATTAGTCAAATGCGGTATAATCCCCGTCTTTGAAACGCTCGCCTAAGCGAATGGCATCATTATGCATTTGGACTGATGTTTTTGGATCAAGGTATGTCTTAGGATCTGTTTTCTTTAAATTCTGGTACCAAGCCCATGTCCGGTCCTGTTGAACTGCTGGGGCGAACCCTGCAATATCAGAACGTGGAGGAGCTTGAAACTTGTTGTCTTGAGCTGGTGCGCCTATACCTAATGTCTTTAGAAAGGCATTGGGAAACTTGCGAGCCATCTCATTGACGTAATCGTCAGTTAAACCTAAGATACCCATTTGTTGTTTTAGAGTAGTGTGGTAATTATTACCCCACTCCTCGATGAGTTTGTTCTTAACGAGATTGAAGTTTTGTTCCTGTGTCTTAGTCATTTCATGAGCTTGAATAGACTTGGAGACTAGGCCTTCAAGTTCTTTAGGATCAAACGGTTGCGGCTTCTGAACATCCTGATCTGGCACATTTTGGGTGATCGTGCTCGACTTCTGTTTTGCTTCTAATTGGTCAATAAGCTCTTTCAGTTTGGCCTGGGACATCGACTCTTCGCGCATCTTAAGGTAGTCTTCCCTAAGCTCGTCTTTCTGACGTTCGAGAGTTTTGATGTATAAGTCTGAATCGAATTTAGCTTTCCCGAACTTTCGTTTTGCTACCTCTGGATCAGGGTCGTAAAACTTGCCACCTTCTTTGGTGTATTCGGCAAAGTAATCTCTGTTTGGGTCATCTTGTGGGGGGTTACTATTGTCTAGTAAGTTATCGGTCATTGGGGGTCCTTTGTAAGTCTAGGTCGACTAATTTAGATAAGAAGGCAAGAGATTCTCTATTGCCATTCTTGTGTGATTGTCTGTGATCCCAGTTGGGAAGTTCGTAAGTTCTAATATCCATTTCTGATCTGTCTAGGCTTAATTCCTTTTCCTTTAGGATATCCTTTAGACGATCTAGGACTGGCTTAGCAGAATGAATTGTTCTTTCGAAATCAGACTTTTGTTCTGGGTCTTGTAGATGTTTGGTCCACTCTACGTACATTAAGCAACTGCTCCTGTTGGGGGTAATTCGTCGAAGTCATCGCCGATACCGCTTGCAGTACTGGTCTCCTGCATAACTTGTTCTTGCAGGGAGTTCTGCTGTTTCTGTGCGTCAGCTTGTTCGCTTAGCGCTACATACGGAATGACCATTTCAAGTTCTTTCAAATTAAAGCTATCTTCGAACATCTTAGCTAGTTTAATACCAGAGAAGTGCGGCTGAACGGTCGCCCACAGTGGAGACTGAGCCAGCGATGACAGGTTCTGCACCATTTGAGCCTGCTCTGCGAAATGCCTAGCGGCTACTGGCTTGATCCTGCCTATGCCTGTGATGTCTTCTACAACCAGATCTTGGAAGGAAGATACCTTTAGATCATCGTCGAACACCTTGATGGCTGTTACCCCAGTCAGGTTACGACGGGCTAACTCCAGCATGGCGTTTAGAATCGGTTCAATGATCTGCTCTTCAAATTGTTTAATCTTATTCTGAAAAACCCGGGCAGCGGCATTCTCTAAGGACTGTACTTCGTACTTAGTTTTCTCTCCGGGTGTCCTGAAGCCCATAGCTTCACGGGGGGCACCTGCAATCTCTTCCATGAGATTGTAGTACGCTTGGATCTGAGTATCAGCCATCATGATATTTACATCAGGCTGTACTAGTTCGACATCTCCCTCTTCAGAGACAAAGATCTGTTCACCAGGCTGCCAGGTATAGGCTTCGACGAAGCCCTTGATCTTCTGGACAGGGTAAGTGGTTAGATCGAATATGTCGGCCTTCATATTCTCGATGTGATCTATACGGTATTGCATACCAACTAGATTATCGAGTGGTCCCATACCCCAGAGGTTGTCTTGCTTACGACGCCAGGGGGCGTGGAAAATAGGAGGGTAACCAAAGAAGGAGGGATTAGGTTTCTTGCCTATTAGCTTGTGTCTATCGACGATTGTGATTACATGGTTCTTAAGTAGATCATCATTTACGTTATCGTAGACATCGCCATAGAAAGTTAAGACTTCAACTAGGTCAGATTGTAAGTAAGCTCTGAAGGAAGTAAAACCATCCATAGCATAAAGCTGATCCCTTTGAGTCCAATCTCCCTCAAAAGCATGTGCGTTAGTTCTCAGTTCAGAGAGATAATGATATAGAGCTTCGTATTCTTCTCTATTCTCATCATTAGACATCTTCTGGAGAAGTTCTTTTAACTCTCCACGATTGATAATAGATCTAATAAACTTTGGAGAAGATCTGAAGTTCTCTGTAGTAGGGTTCATAACGCAGTCCAGAGGACTAATACGTCGGACACAAGGTCCTATGTATCCCATCTGGGTACGTCCATCTTTGACCTGAACTCTCTCATCCAACCATTCTACGGTTGCAATGCAGTTGCCATAGTCGATATAATCGAGTATGATCTTGTCTATCTCTTCCTTAAAAGACGGTTGAGTGATGGCCCAAGACATGTAGTTGACAATAGCATCTCTTTTACGTGCTGAGTTCGCGTCTCTTTCATTGGCTTCCCAGATTAACCACTTACGTTGCGGGAATAGGGTGGCCGTATAATTGGCGTATAGATTGTCCCTGATCTGGCAGAGTTTTGGGACTGTGGTCTTGTTCTTCCAGGGGAGTTGGGCGTTAGAAGTTTGTGTAGTGTCTGTGGCGTAGACATACTGTCTGATCTCCTTCCAATCGTTCTTTTTAATCTGGCGCATCATATCCCACTCTTGCCACTGTTGAGTAAGCCGAGTAGCGAGCTGATCGGGCTGTAAGATATCTTTAAGTTCTAGAACTTTACCGGGCATTAGGCTACACCGCCCCATCTAGAATGAAAATTAAATGCATTAGCTGTATCTACTTTTTTATTGAAATAAGTTGAGGGTGGGATGGCGAAATCTACTGCCGAAGCTAAAGCATCTTTAACGTCATCGTGTAGAGGATGTTCATACATCAACTCTTCTTCCAAGACTTGGGTGTTACCCCCTTGATAGTGCCACATCTGTCCGTTGGCGTATCTGGCTTGTAGTATCGCTAGGATACGTTCTGCCTTACTTCCCTCACGGATGCTTGGTCGGAATTCGTCTACGACCAACGCTAGCCCCATCGGCCTGATATAACTGTCCTTTAAGTCTTCGACTATAGCTTTCTGTGCGGAGGAGACCTCTGCCCGTATTTTCCGAAAACCCCATTTCTCGTGCAACTTTAAGATTCTCTGGAAGTATTCCGAGATCTTCGTGGTTTTGAACCGGTCGATCTCAAGGACGTAGTAGTTGTTGCTGGCGTCTGCTCCGACTGTGACGATTGACGAGTAGTCCGATCTCTTCGTGGTTGAGTACGCAAAATCGACTGCGGCGACAACGTTAAGTCTGGCTCCTTTGAAGTACCAGCGTCCGTCTCGCTTGGAGAGGTAATTGGTGTCGTAGTATTGGAAGTTGTCTCGCTGGATTTGGGAAGCGTCGTTGTCGTGCGGATTGTTATAGTATTGGGCCCTAAAGTGAACTTTGTTAAGGTACTGCGCTCTCTTTTGAGCCAGGATGGCAGAGTCAAACCCAAACCATTTACCATCTTGTCCTTGCTGTCTAGGCCAGAGGAATTGCCCAGTTCCATCACCAACGGATTCCACCTGCTCTTCAATGAGTTCGAATAGAGGTGTAGCATTTTTAACATTTCCAAGTTCATCGTAGTCTTCAATCTCCATTGCTATTAGATCTGAATACAAATCCTTGGGGTGATAACGTGTACCAACAACCCATTCCTTTGCATTCACGGTTTCAATAGAAGACAACAGAGAGTACTGATCTTTTACTTTCTCTCGTCCGTCTTCTGTGTAGGCATTCGCGGACACGACAACGTCGTCAAGTACAGCGATATCGCAATGCATACCAACGATATTGGAAGTGAGGCCAGCAGTAAATATAGAAGGGTCACGGATAGACCATTCCTTTCTAAGAGGATGGTCCACAGAGACTTCTCTCTCCGTCCACTTCTCTCGCTTGGCTTCTTCCTTCTCAACCATCTCCGGCCAATATAGCCGGTAGTTATCCGAAGTCAGAATATCTTTAATAAACTTAAGCTGCTTGGTAGCAAGGTTCGACGTACTAGAGATAAATAGTATTCGTAGTGTCGGGTTCCGAGTCAACTCCCAAGCAACTCTGTATGCGATTAGCGCGCTCTTCATGTGATCGCGCGGTAGGAGGAGCAGTTGATGGGACTTAGCATCTTCTCTAGTCCACCACCTAATTACTCTCCTGTGTATATTACCTAGTACACGCCTATGGTGTACCAGCTTTATGAATTCTTCTAAACTAGAAAGAGCTATTGCTCTTCGATCTTCTCTAG